TCCGCCGGCGCCGCTCGTACTTGCGTTAATTGATGATGCCATTGATTATGCTCCTAATGTATTAAGGTAAAGTGGCAACATAGGCTTTTGCCGCTTCTGGCGACATCAATACGCCATCAGCGTCTTCTAGCTGAGCTGACTCGTCATTGATGTTTGCTTTAAACTGTTGGTAATCTGAATTATCTGTTGCAAACGGAATGCAACTGTTGGTGCTTAAATTAATAACAGAATCTGATTGTGTTTGATTAAAAACAAGTGGGGATAATCTATACATTATAGCTCCGCAGTAAAAAATACTTGCCCAGATGGTGTTCCAGTGGAATATCCAGCATAAAATCTTGCGGTTGTTAAACCTGTCCAGCCCGATATTCTAATACGACTTCCAACATTAGTTCCTTGAATAACATCTAAATTTGGACTAGCTAATGTAAAGTCAGCTGAATAATTATCTGAAATTTGAATTGTTCCAGATGCTGTTGCTGTTGGCGTACCTCTCATTTTTACTGGGTAAAGTATGTTAAACCAAACCCGAGTAGTTTCTGGAGCAATTCCAGAATACAAACCATTGGAATCAATAGCCAAACAATACCGCTGACACAACATCAACTCACGTCCATAGTCACGATACTCAAAGCCTGTGGCTGAGCTGCCAACTTCGAGCTGAACGCCAGTGATGTAGAATGTTGCACCATTGGTGCCAACTACTGAAACTGTGCTTGTTGGTTGAATATAATTTGCAGATGCCCAAGCGCCTGATGTTCCGCTATAAGTAGAACCAGAACCTAAACCAAATGATATTGCAATCCCTGTGCTAGTATTAGTTGCCCAAGTGCCTGATGTATCTCCAGCAACGGTTACACTAATTTGCGTCCATGTATTTGCCGATGAAACTGTATAGCTAAACGGATAAGAACGATTTGCTGCACTGTTTCTAAATGCTCCACCAAATGTTCCTGTTAGGCTTGAATAAACCCAAAAAGACAAGGTTACTGTTTTCGCATTAATGGTTCCCCACCCCAAATCTGTGACATTTAATCCTTCAATTCTTTGCGTTAATTGAAAGTTGTCTGAGGAAGAAACGCTATATGCCGATAAAGAAGTTACGCCTAAATAGTTTGTAAATCCTGCTGGTGGAGTTACAGAACCAGCGTTTTGTTGCCAAGTTCCTTAGGATGCTTGTGTGTTGTAGTAGCCAAAACGATCAACCGTGTACCCAGTTGCAGTTCCACTTGCCCCTGCATTACGCTGGTCAATCACCATCGCACCATTGAT